AAATATGAGCATAGGCGTAAATCGTAAGAATCTCGAAAAGCTAAAGAAATTTGTACACTCTCAACCAAATATTGCAGTTAATAGAAAACGAGGCGACCGCGCACCTTCAAGTGAAGCAGTACGGTCAAGGGGACGTTTGGGAGATAAACCCGAAGGAACTTGATTACCTTGTTCTTTGGGCGATTGAGGAGAGCGTTGTTCTAAGCGAAAGAACTTTAACGTACAACATCCGACTCTTGGCAATGGACAGAGTCTTACCGGGAGAAGAAAACGAGCAAGAAGTAATGTCGGACACAATACAAGTACTACTTGACTTTGTGGCTTACTTTCGACAGTTGCATACTACCGAGTTGAACCTTCAAACGAGCGTTACACTTGAACCTTTTACTGAGCGATTTGATGACCGGGTTAGCGGACATTCTTGTGTTCTATCAATTACTCAACCATACGATTATAACAAGTGCCAAATACCAACATAAAAAATGACTGATTCACAAAAATTACTAGGCGGAAGAGGATGTAAAGTTCTCGGAGTTGCGGCTCACACTTCACTAACGGGCTACGCTTTCATCGCTCAAGAGGACACCGTTGTTACTGTTTTCACAGTTGGCTCAACTGACTCGTTAGCGGCTTACGGTTTAAGCACCGCTTTAAAAGCTGGAGCGTATATCGTTGTGCCAAGTGGTGAAGCGATTACTGCCATAACTTTAACAAGCGGAAGCGTTATCATTTACAACCAATGATAAGCACCTCCAAAATAGGGGTTGCCGCAAGTCGTGGAGGAGGCGGAGGTGCGGCAGTACTTCCGTTCTCAATTATTATTGATACATCTAAAGCGGCTGGTGATACTTTCACATTACCTATTGACAACGTCACACAAGATGGTGAAATTGATTGGGGCGATTCGTCAACATCTGTTTTGTCTTATGCCAACCGAACACACACCTATGCTTCTGGTGGTGTATATACTATTAGTATTTCGGGGGATGTCTTGAAGGGCTTCAACTTTGGAAATGCTGGGGATAATCTAAAAATCATTGAGGTGGTTAGTTGGGGGCATATGAACTTAACCTCGCTTTACAGAGCATTTCGAGGATGTACAAATTTGTTGGATGTATCTGCAACAGACTATCCAACCATTAGTGGAACTGATGCATCAGAAATGTTTTACAATTGTACATCTGTCAGTACAATTAATACATCTGGTTGGGATATGAGTGGCGTGACAAAGTATCAAGCTGCTTTGCGTAATATGCCTGCACTTGTTAGTGGTCTTGAAGGCTTCGTTACATCAACGGCTACTAATCTACATACTTGTTTTTTCGATACTGATTACAAAGGTGATTTGAGCAGTTGGGATGTTAGCGGTGTAACGGGATGGCACGAGACTTTCAAAGGTGCAAATACATTTAATGCTGATATGACGGGATGGGTTGTTCAAGGAAATATGACCGATAGCAACTTATTCATTAGCAATTCTACGATTACGGGTATCGGCTTAGATACTTGGGACGTATCTAACTTGACACACTTCAAGGCTAGTAATTGCTCTAATTTGAATCCCGATGTTACGGGATGGGCTACACCAGCGTTATTAGCAGTTCGCTGGCAATCTTGTGGTTCCTTTGACCGAAGTATGGCAAATTGGGATGTCAACCAAGTGACCGATTTCACTAACTTCTTATTAAGTGCTGGAATATCAACGGCTAACTATGATGCTACGTTAATCGCGTGGGATGCTCAAGGAACAATGGCTTTTAGTGGGACTGTTAATTTTGGTAGTAGTCAATATACTTCAGGAGGAGCAGCAGATGCCGCAAGAACAAGCCTAATCTCTAAGTGGGGAGGAATCACAGATGGAGGAGCAGCGTAAAAAATAAAAAGATGAACGAGATAAAATACCCACCAGTCCGAACATACTATATCTGTTTCGATGACGAACGAACAGAAGTAAAGTCTTACGGGGCAGTAGAACCAAATCAAGTCTTTGAAACGATTTGGATTTTCGATGAATTTACGGACGAAGCACAATGGATAGAGGCGTTATTAGTTTGGGGCATTGTACCTGACATTAATGAGGAAGGTGAACTAGTTTTATAACAGATAAATGGACGCGATTCTCGAGGCACTTGCGAGTTACGGAATAGCTGGAATATTTTTAGCGGTATTGGTATTTTACCTTAACAAGTTAACGGATATCCACCGAGAAGAAAGAAGCCAATGGCAAGAGGCTAATAACGCTCACGTTGACAAGTTCTCGGATGCTCTAAAAGATAACACAAGGGCGTTAACTGAGATGCGTGGAGAGGTCAAAGAAAACAGATGCAAAGTAACATAATGGAAAAAGAAGCTAAACCAAATGCGGCAAAGATAGCGGCTGAAGTAATCAAGGAATTTGAAGGCTATTCGTCAAAGCCTTATTTATGTCCAGCTAATGTTGCGACAATCGGCTACGGTAACACTCGTTACTTAAACGGAGACCGGGTTACTATGGACGACAAAGACATAACCAAGAAAGAGGCTGAGAAGATGCTGATGGACACGGTTAAATTTGTCGAGAAAGAAGTTAAGAACGTGGTTGAGGTCAAACTACCAGCCCACAAATTAGCGGCTTTAATTTCTTTTACATATAATGTAGGAATAGGCAACTTCTCAAAGTCTACCTTATTGGCTTGGCTTAATTCAAACCCGGACTATTCAGAAATACCGAGCCAGTTCAGAAGATGGAACAGAGGCGGAGGCAAGGTTCTGAAAGGTTTAATTCGTAGACGAGAATCTGAAATCGAACTATGGGAGGGGACATCGCAATACGCTTAATAAAGGCATACACGCCTTATTTATTAGCTTTCTTGCTTGGTGTCCTTATTGCGTCCAAAGGATGCGGAGATCCTGAGACAATTACAACCGTAATAGATAGACCAGTTCCAACCGTTGAGTACGTGGACAGATGGCGCACAGACACCGTTCGCTTTGTCTCTAAGAAAGTAATAACCCAAAGGGACACAATCTATAACGACAGGATAGTTAATCGTTTAGACACGTTGTTTTTAGTTGATACCGTTAGCATCGTTGAGGCTTGGCTTACAGAGGTTGCTAAATACGACACGACAGTAAACGACATTCGGTTGACTTGGCAGAACTATCAGAACAGAACGGAGAATCTGAGCATAACAGTTCAAGAGAAGGTGGTAGGTGCAAAATTTGCACTTGGGGTACACGGATTAGTCGGGCTTCAGAGCGATTTTAAACACAGTTACACGCCTTTATTCGGTGTTGGTTTACAAGCTACGGTTAAAAAGACTTACATTAGCGCAAACTATGGCTTTAACGGTCAACACTTTATCGGAGTTGGCGTTGGTCGCAACCTTATAAGTAAATGATTTACGATACTAATCCAATTACAAGAGAAGCAATCGACAAGCTACTAGAAAAAAACGCATCAAACCAAGCTAATCTTGGTACTGAATCCACCGATTTGGAACGCTTTGAAACAAAAGTAAAGTGGGCGGAGTTACATCGCAAAATTAGAACTCTTGACCCTGAGTTTGCTGAAATGGTGCATCCTCAATGAGCGACTTTCGACCCCGAATAAAGGGGCAAATGCTGGATGCGTGGAATAACCTTACCAGGAAGGAGAGGCGTATATTAGTAATAGGAGATTTGCACGAACCATTTTGTTTAGATGGTTACCTTGACTTCTGCAAGGACACGTACCGAAAGCACAATTGCAACCAAGTGGTCATAATTGGCGATGTAATCGACTCGCACTACTCTAGTTTCCACGAGACAGACCCGGACGGAATGGGCGGGGGAATGGAATTAGAGTTGGCAATTAAACGCTTACAAAGATGGGTCGAGGCTTTCCCAGTTGCTGATGTAACTATCGGAAACCACGACCGAATAATCTCAAGAAAGGCGTTTACTGGAGGCATTCCAAAGGCGTGGATTAAGTCTTTCAACGAAGTGCTTAACGCTCCGACTTGGCGGTTTCTTGATAGGGTTGCTTACGATAACGTCCAGTACATTCACGGAGAAGCTGGAACGGCTCGAAGCAAATGCCGAGCAGATATGCAATCAACGGTGCAAGGACACCTTCATACTCAATGTTATTCCGAGTGGTACGTTGGTCAGAACTTTAAAGTGTTCGGCACTCAGGTCGGTTGTGGAATTGACTTCGACAAGTACGCCTTTGCTTACGCCAAACGTGGCAAGAAACCAGCGATAGGTTGTGCCGTTGTGATAGGTGGCAAGACCGTAATAAATGAACTGATGGAATTATGATAATCTTCTTATTAACCGTTTCCGTTTGTCTCCTTTTACTGGTTGTCGGGCTCCTTCTTTATATAGGTTATAAGGTTCGCCAATTTGAAGATACTCAAGACGTTATCTTTGACGCCGCAGTTAACGCGGAGGAGCGTAACCGTGAGATAGAACTAAACCAAGAGGCTATTTTAAACGCCTATTCTCGACAGAATTAACGCAGAAAGCGTTGCACATTTCGCAATGATTAAGCACGAATTGAAAAATAATTGAAAAAAACTTGCATTGATATAGTGAATATTCAAAAGGTTATTTATATATTTGGTCTATAATTAAAAACACAACGATGAAAAACGAAACACTAACACTTGAAGACATCCTTAACAGTGAACTAATCACTGGAATGATTGAGCAAGAGGATAAGGAACTTGCCGAAGCTGGATGGACTTACGAAGAAGTTAAAAGCCTAGCCGATTCAATCGCTAAGAAATAAGAACCAAAGGGGCAACCATAAGAACGCCCCACTTTAAAAACAGAACGATGCACAATCTAGTATTTCAAAACAGACTATTACTTGACAACTCTATCCCAGCTTTCGTTAGGAAAACCGCAACCAAAGCACTTAGCTTTTTGCGAACTTCCGAGAACGCGACACTTGAAGTAGAGCCTTTTGCCTTTTGGCAGTTGATTAGGTACTCAGGAGCAAAGCCTATCAAGTCAAGTTTTTACACCTTCATTCGGATATATGACGACCAGCAAAATGCGGTTGATATTCAAACTTTAAATTCGTAAATTCAATTTTAACTAATCATCAAAAAACAGAACGATGAACGAAACGCAGAAAGAGAGGCTTCAACAC